GGGTGATTGATGTGACTAGCTAACATTAATCCCTTGTCATACATTTGATTAGGGTGTTTCCATCTCTTGAGTCTTCTACCATTTTGTATAACAGTGTATTGCTCACCATCTAAAACCCTATGAGCAGTTGATAGTAGTTGTGCATACTCAATACACATCTTGACCACGTGCTTGTCGCAGTGTTGCTCTGCACAAATCTGTGGGTCATCTGATAAATAAAATATATTCATGTGTGTCCTTTCTATATTGGTAGCACTTGGTTGCTATGCCATAAGGCATACATAGCTAAACCAAATGCTAATATTAATTTTAATAATAGTCTATCGTACATCATTTACCCCCTCATATTTATCAATAAGAGATTCCAAATCCCACTCTGATAAATGTGAAAAGTCTTTGGAATGATACTTAGGATAGTCAGCTTCAAAGTAAGTAGAACCACCATTTCCATCATTCCATATAGTACCTTTATCAGTTTTGACTTCATATCCTAGACCTCGTCTAGTTTTAAAGTATCTAATATTTTTTATGTTTATATTCATCTTACGCAAACTCCTTATACTTTTCAAGGAAGTTATAGTCCTCTTTCCATTCATCTGTAGATGCTATGAGTTCGTGATAACTTATCACATCTTTAATATAGATGTCTCCATACTCCCACGAACCATAGGTATAAGGTGAACGACTCGCAACGTACCACCTAGCATAAGGGTTTTTACTTTCATTTTCTTTTGTCTGATAAGTTTTTAAAACTCTATGCTCAAACTCTGTTGTTTCATTTTTATAAATTGCATAAGGTGAATCCACCTTTACAGTCTTACCAAATTTATTTTTTGCCATACTTTTTCTCCTTTTGTTGGTCAAAATATTTATCAAGTTTCTTAAAGAAACTCTCGTTAATAATGTCTGACAGTTCAGCACACACATTAGGTGGTAGGTCTGAACTGCCATATAGTTTTATGGAACTACTCATCATCAGTAACCCCACACTTGGACATAATGTATGCCCTAGCGACAGACTTTTTGTCCTCGCCAAATCTATCACCAATCTTGGTGACAATGTCAGACATAGCCCAACCCCTAATCTTAGGGTCAGACTTACCATCTGCCATAAGTTTTTCAATAGTTTGAAAAATAAAATCATTATCCATAATTAAACTCCTTTCATTGTTATGTTTATATGGGTAATTGTTCTTGCCTATGCTCCTGTATATCTTCATTCAAAAGATTGTACAAGTATTCATTTGCAAACTCGTCAAAGTATTCTGCTTCTTCAGAGAGCATTTGGAACTCTCCAAAATGTACCTCAAACCTATGCCATACTCTGTCTATGATTTCATTAAAAAGACACGCAACTACTAATCTATCTGAAGCGAACTCTTCAAAGTTAAACTTGGTAAGTTTCTTACCATTGTAGATGAACGTACTTGTTTCCTCATCATACAATCTAGCAAGGTGATATTCTATTTCAGAATATAAATCTTCTTGCATTTTTAAATGTTGATTTGACATAGTCAAACTCCTTTCTTTGTTGTTAATATTTCTTCCACTTCAGACTTTTTAAAACACAAAGTGTTGTCATCAGTTTCTGCGTCTTCATCTTCAATGACCACTTCAGTTCCATAATCATAGATTATTTTACCATAAATTTCTTGGTCAATAACTTTTATTCTATCGCCTATTTGCATAGTATTTTCCTTTCTTTTTGTTATGCCACATAATATATCTGGCTTGTTTGTCTACCTACAAAATGTCTTTTTGAAAGTAGAACTTGACTAGCTTTAGCTAGTGGTTTCTTAGAGTGAGCATCAACAAAGCTACTGTACTTATAAGGATTATAAGTAGCTAACTTGATAGGCAATCTAGGTACAAACTCGCTTACCCAAGTGCCTACAACATATGCGTGGACATTCTTTTTCTGCTCACGCAACACTCGTTGTCTGCCTTTCTCTGACACTTTGAACTGTGCATCAAACAATGGTACACAGTTCTCGTGCTTGATTACTTTACCATAGTTCTCTTTCTCAAGAGAAACAATAGAGTAACATTTTTTGTGTAAGTTATAGTAAACTTTAACTTTCATTCTATTATCTCCAAAAGTTTTTCCAAAGGTGAACCTTTAAACTTTTTAGAAGTAAAAGTTTCCATTGGAAGACCCTTATAAACAAGGGCTTTCAAATGTTTATGTTGACTACTCGTCAACTGTATGTGTCTGTATATCATACGATTTTCCTTTCTAATATGGGTTAATTCTGAAGTCCTTTAGCCAATCAGATAGCCATTGAACTTGTTCAAACTCACCCACCTTTGATTGTAATTTATTGTTAGAACTTTGCCATAAATCTTTATAAGATTTTTCTAAATCCCAACCAATATTTTCAAGTTCTTCAGCCATAGCTTGGAACTCAGGGTTAAGTTCTTCAAGTCTAGCTTGAATCTTTTCAACCCTTTCGTCTATGTCATCAGGTAATGCTGACACATATGTTACTGTTTGAATTTTTCTAGCCATATCAAACTCCTTTCAGCTAGGTTAATATATAAAAATACTATTCATAAGTATTCATAGTATTTATATATACCAACTTGTATAGTTCTCCTTCATTACCCATAACCAGTAACAAAGGTGGTGCAGTTCTGAGCTTTCACTCAAGGTCTGCACCATACCTACATTACATAACATACCTACTTTCAAATTACAAGTTTTAATTTATTTAGAAATAAATCTGCCAGTTACTGGGTCGTGTTTGACTGCCAGATAACCTTGATTATTTGAGAAAGTACCAACTGGTTTTCCATGTCTGTCAGTAGTTCTTTGTCTATATAATTTATGCATAAATTATACCTTTCTAGTGTTGATAAATAGCAACACTCTTTGCGTTAATATTTGAACCACTACACAATACACATTGTTCGCAAGTGGTTCGCTTTCCTGCTTCCTTAGAAGCTGGACAAAGGACTTCATGCTTCGCATCAAGTTCTTCGTTCTTTTGTAGGACTCTAAAAGTCCTAAATCCTTTTGACCAAAACTGTTTACTTTCTTCGTAAGTATCAGCACTCATCATGCACTGGTCAGCTCGTACATCTGCACTAGCAATCTTTGATTGGTGAGTGTAGCCAGTGTGTTTCTTAGCTTTGCTAAGTAAACTATCCCAGATGTAAGAGGGTACTGCACTTGGGTCACCATAAGTGCCAAGTCTTACGACTTGATTTTTACCAAGACTTTGTATGTCATTATGGTTGTTAACTACTTTGTAGTTACCTTTCATAAATGACTTGTAAACTGCAAGTACACCTTGAAACAGTTTAACATAACAAGTTCTGTTAATCGCTTGTTTTCTGTTAGGGTCATTCGTAGGTGTACCCCTATGCTTACAGTTGCCACAGATTGAATAATCTGCACCAGTCTTACTGGCTAACAATGGGTCTATATCACTACGAATGATATAGGTCTGAGCCATATTGCCAGTCTTTGTGTTTTTACTTCCATTGAAGTAAATAACTACAATATCCTTGTTATCAATCAAAGATTGACCTTGATATATTATCGTACCATTACTCATATAAATAGTTCTCCAATGCATTATGCATTCTAGTTTCTCCTACTCTCTTACAATAATCATTGTAAGTTTCAAGAATGACATCACCTTTAGATAATTTTTTACAAAATTCTCTATCGCCATTATGTGAAGTTTCTGGTTGTAGAAGTTCTACAAATTCTTTTATGGTATAACCTTTAGGTTCAGTTTTCATACCAAATCCAAGTCTTACTTGAACTACAATATCAATTTTTGACATAGTCAAATCCTTTCAGTTGGTCGTTAATATTTAATAAAATAAATAATACTCATAAGTATTCGTATTATTTTTTTATTATTCAAGTCCTTTACACATACCTATTGCGAAGAATGAAATTCCACCAAGTGTGTAACCTATAAAACTTTCTACGAAAGTTGTTGGTTGTTCTACGAACAATAAGCATACTGCACTTGTAAGTGCCATAAAGAAACAAAATACACTTATCCATAGATAAGTCGTTGGTTTAAAGTTAAACATAGTCAAGTCCTTTCAGTTAAGTTATAACTCAACATAATTGAGTTAAATTAGTCTGTCAAGTTTTAATTTAAAAAATTAATCGCTGAGTTCTCACTCTCGTTATGCCCTCGCTCATCATGGCAGTTAGCATAGAGCAAGGGAACAACTGGGAAGGAAATCAGAGAGTATTCTAAGTATCTCTATAAAAAATATATAATACTCAAAAGTATTGTATTATATATTTTTAGAGATACTATAAGGTTGTTGAATATATTGGATAATTTAGTGTTGAAAACACCATTGTATACACTTGCGTAGCACTAATGCGACCTACACAGGACTGCACACACACTAATCGTCAAATAATTGACATAGAACAAGGGTAGAACTGTCAAGAAATTGACATAGAACGAATGTAGAACAATAAATGGAACCTTAATGTGTTATGCATAGGTTATACACAGGTTATGCACAGGGGGGACGCAAAAAACACGTATGCACATATATATATAAAAAGGGTACCCCCAAAAAATTAGGGAGAAAATGGAGTTGTAGTTGTTGATAATGATTATTAATGGGGGAGTCCTCAAATAGATTTACACAACACTGCACGAGGGATGCAATAGAGTCTATATAGTTATGTGTTATGTGATTTGTGTTTCCTACAGATATACCTATTAACCCTGGAAACTTAGTCATAAGTATATCATACTTTTTTAAAACTCACAATAGTATTTTTTTCTTTTTTATAAATACATTATAGTGTATAATACAATAATGAAAAAACAACCAAAGCATTTATTATATGCCCACTTAGATGATGCAGGTCTTAGAGACTTAATTAAAGAAACGGCAGCCACCAGAAAAAAGGTAAACGCAGGTAGAGACTTAATTGAGATGAGACGTGAGTACATGAGAAGAGTTGAAGAAAGGAAACTTAAAATGACAGAGAAGAAAGCTAAGAAGTTACCTGAAGGTCAAAGAGTAAAGATGCTAGAGAATGCACAGCAGAAGTATCAGAACTTTGCAAAGAATACATTACCTAGTGGACTATCAGCTATGCAGGAGAAGTTCTGTTTAGAATACACAGCTACAGGTGACGTATTAAGTGCGTATCGTTCAGCAGGTTATAAAGATTTAAACAATGATGCAAAGACTCGTGCTGAAGCTAAACGATTATTAAAGAATGATAAGATTGAAGAAAGATGTAATCAAATAAGACTAGACGCAATGAAAGACGTAAGCCTTAATATTAATGAAGTTGTAAAAAAGTTTATGAAAGTTTATGAAAGAGGTATGGAAGAAAATGATTTAACTAACTCTAATAGAGCAATGGAGTTTATAGGTAAACATCTAGGTATGTTAATTGAACGTAAAGAAATTAAACAAGACATTACAACTAAATCACCTGAAGAATTAGAACGTGAGATAAAGCATTATGAAAATGTTGTCAAGCTTGAACAAGGTAATAAATAAAGTTACTAAATATTTAATTAATATATTTGCAGGTATATTAATTTTTTGGGTTCTATATATGTTTACTATGGCAGGATGGAATACATTCTGTAAAGGGTGTCCAGTTAAATGGTACACAGTAAATGTTGAACCTTATATACCTAGACCTGAACCTAAACCTAAACCACCTATCATAGAAGATGATGATGAAGACTGGGAAGATTCAGAATGGGAATAAAAATAATTAAGGGGACTACACATTGGTTTATACCTTCAAACTTTGCACGAAGAGTAAAACCAAAAGAATATAAATCACCAGTAATAAACTATGGACCTAATACAAGAACCAAGTAGTAACTTAATTAAACTAAGAGAGTTATACTTTCAAAAAGCAGTATTACAATCTAAAGATAGCTTTCTACATTTTATAGCTATGTTTGCACCTACTCTTGTGCCTGATTGGTTAATGGGTAAACACATACATGTAATAGCTGATAAATTACAAAAGGTTGAAAGTGGAGAGATAAAAAGACTGATGGTGTTTCTTCCCCCACGTTCTTCCAAGTCAGTGATATGTTCCAAGTTATTTCCTGCGTGGTACGTAGGCAGACACCCACAACATGAGATATTAACTGTATCACACTCAGACCAATTAGCTTCAGACTTTGGTAGAAGTGTAAGAGACTTAGTTAATTATGATTTATTTAATACAGTATTTCCTCAAGTGGAACTACGTAGTGATGTAAGAGCAGCAGGTAAATGGAAAACAAATCAAGGTGGAACTTATTATGCAGCAGGTGTTCGTAGTCAGATTGCAGGTCGTGGTGCACATGTAGCCATACTAGATGACGTAATGTCTGAAGAGGACTCCTTTAGTGAAACAGGTAGACGATATGTAAAAGAATGGTACCCTTCAGGTTTACGAACTCGTATTATGCCTAATGGTTCAATTGTAATTATTAATACACGTTATCATGAAGACGATTTATGTGGTTGGTTATTAAGACAAGAATCACAAGTTGAATTAGAAAATAAATGGGAAGTAATAAAGATACCTGCATGGGTAGACGAACCTTCAAGTAAATTGTTGAACTTACCAGTAGGCTCAAGTTATTTTCCTGAGTGGAAGCCAAGTGAAATATTAAAGAATGATGAAGAAGAGATAAAGGCAAGTAATGGCTCACGATATTGGGAGTCTCTTTATATGCAGAATCCTGTGCCTGATACAGGTGGTATAATTAAAAAGAAGTGGATTCAGTGGTGGGATTATGATGAGCCACCTGCATGTGACTATATAATACAAACATATGATACTGCATTCTCTACAAAGACTACAGCAGATTTTAGTGTGATACAGACCTGGGGTATCTTTGAACATATGGAGACTGATTCAACAGGAAGAGAGAACTGGGTATCTAACTTAATACTATTAGGAAATGAAAAAGGTAGATTTGATTATCCTGCATTAAGAATGAAAGCACAAGAGTTATATGATTATCATAAACCTGATGTGTGTATCATTGAGAAGAAAGCGAGTGGACAATCATTAATACAAGATTTAAGACGTGCAGGTTTACCTGTGCTTGATTATATTCCTGATAGAGATAAGACTGCTAGAGTATATGCAGCTACACCTATGATGGAAGCAGGACGTGTATGGTTACCTAAAGGTCATGATTGGAGTGATGACTTATATAGTGAAGCAATTACATTTCCAAATGCACGACATGATGACCAAGTAGACGCAATGACTATGGCAATACACTACATGAAAGAATCATGGAATTTAACTCATCCAGATGACCCTGATTATGAAGAAGGTTACGAAAGAAAAAAAAGGGTTGCATACTGGAAGTTTTAAGTATATAATATTAGAATAATAACTGTGAAAGAAAATTTATGCCAACTGAAAAAAACCCCTTTGATAAAATAAACATGCCTATGTCAGAAGATTTAGGTGAAGATATAGAAACTCAAGAAATACTTCCTGATGAAAGTGTAGCTATGATGGAAGATGGTTCAGCAGTAGTTGACCTAATGGGTAACCCTGCTATTATGCCTGAAGAAGGTATGCCAGGTGGACACTATGATAATTTAGTTTCAACTATTGATGAAGAACAATTACAAGAGATTGGTGCAGATGTTTATGAAAAGTATCAATCAGATAAAGAGTCAAGACAAGAATGGGAAGAGACTTTCCAAAGAGGTTTTGATTTACTAGGACTAAAACTAAAAGAAACTTCAGAACCATTTGAAGGTGCATGTACTGCAGTTCATCCACTCTTAATAGAGTCAGCAGTGAAGTTTCAATCTAAAGCTTCTCAGGAATTATTTCCTGCAGGTGGACCAGTAATGTCTCAAATAATTGGAACTGAGACTGTAGAAAAACAACAACAAGCATCTCGTGTAAAACAGTTTATGAATTATCAGTTAACTGACATGATGCCTGAATACTTTCATGAGTTTGAAAGAATGTTGTTTCACTTACCTATTATTGGTTCAGCATTTAAAAAGATTTATTATGACTCATCATTAGACAGACCATGTTCAGAGTTTGTTCCTATTGACCAGTTTTATGTATCTTATCATGCTTCAGATTTAATGAAAGCAGATAGATATACACATGTTATATTACGTAATCCAAATGACTTAGCAAAAGAAATTGCTGCAGGTGTTTATGAAGATATGGATTTGCCTGAAGCACAACCAATAGAACAAACATCAATGTCAATGAAGGTTGATGAGATTATGGGTACATCTATACCTGCTGACTCTGACCCTCAATATGTTTTATTAGAACAACATTGTTATTTAGATTTAGATGACAGTGGTATTGGTTTACCTTATATTGTAACAGTTGAAGAAAGTTCAAAAAAAGTTTTATCTATTAGAAGAAACTATAATGAAGATGACCCAACTAAACAAAAGAAAATGTTCTTTACACATTATAAGTTTGTTCCAGGTTTTGGTTTCTATGGTTTAGGTCTAATACATTTCTTAGGTAATCTTACAATGACTGCAACTGCAGCTATGAGAAACTTAGTTGACTCAGGACAGTTTGCAACATTACCTGCTGGTTTTAAAGCTAAAGGTGTTAAAGTTGTAGGTGATAATGAGCCTCTATCTCCTGGTGAATTTAGAGATGTAGAAGCTACAGGTGTAGATTTAGCTAGAGCAATTGTACCTTTACCTTACAAAGAACCTTCTAATACTTTATATCAGATGTTAGGTTTTGTTGCAGGTGCAGGACAAAAGTTTGCAGATAGTACAGAACAAGTAATTAATGATTCAACTAACTATGGTCCAGTTGGAACAACTATGGCATTGTTAGAAGCTTCAAGTAAATTTTTTAGTGCTATACATAAACGATTACATTATTCACAAAAAGAAGAATTTAAAATATTAGCAAGAATAAACTTTGAGTCTTTACCTGACTCATATCCTTACGAGGTTCCTGGTGCAAGTCCAACCATATTAAAAATGGACTTTGATGGTAAGATAGATGTCATTCCTGTAAGTGACCCTAACATACCTTCAAGTGCTCATAGATTAATGCTTTCACAGTTGGCTCTTCAGTTAGCCAGTCAAGCACCACCAGGAACTTATAATATACAGGCATTGCATAGAACAATATTACAAGCTGCAAATATGCCTAACTTAGAAGCTATACTTCCACCACAAGTACAACCACAGGCACTTGACCCTGTATCAGATATACAGGCAGCAGTAAAAGGTATGCCAATAGCTGCATTCCCTGGACAAGACCACATGGCTCATGTTACAGTTAAGACTGCATATTTAACTGACCCAATGAATGGTGGTAGTCCTATTATGCAAAAAGTACAACCAGTTCTTGAAGCAAATATAAAAGAACATATGATTATGAGATACCAAGAACAAATTAATGGAATGGTATCAGGAGTAGCTACTGACCCTGCAACATTACAACAAGTTCAGGCTCAAGCTGCACAACAGATTTCACAAGCCAACCAAGCAATGGGTAAAATGGAAACACCTGAGCAACAAATGGTTGAGCTTGAGAAAAAGAGATTAGAGATTGAGTCAGAAAAACTTGGTCTTGAGGCTCTACAAGAAGCTGCAAACTTAGCTGTTAAACAAAGAGAACTAACTCTTAAAGAAGAAGACCAAGGTATTAAAGCTTTAAAAGATGGTGCTCAAATAGCAGTTAAGAGAACTGAAGGTGAAAAGAATCGTCAGTCTAAAATTGCAGGACAAGCAATTAAAACTCTTGGTGACTTAGCTAAAGAAGAAATGAAAGGAGAAGACTAATGAGTGAAATGATTAAAGGTCCTAAACAAGGACAAGGTTATGGTGACTGGTCTAAAATATCTAGCACTGAATATTCAGTTCGTGCTAAAAAAGGTATTTTAAGACAAGACCCACCTGATAGTTATAAAGTTAAATAATAACTATGATACATAAAATTATTTCTGAGATTGAGAAGGAATTAAATCTGGAAATAAGTCAAATTCAAAAATCATTAGGGGATGGTAATTGTGAAGACTATCCTCGTTATCAACAAATGGTAGGTTCAATTACTGGATTGAATATGGCTATAGCTATAACTAAAAATGTTTATAAAAATATGATTGATGGAGATGATGATGAGAACACCTAAATTAGAAAATGCTATTAAAAATAATGATTGGATTGAAGATGCAGAAAAACCTGACCCAGAAGTTTTACCTAACTTGCCTGGCTACCACATATTGGTTCGCCCTGTTTCGGTAAAAAGTAAAACTAAAGGTGGTTTATTATTACCTGATTCAGTTAAAGATGATGTAGCTTATTTAACTACAGTAGGTAAAGTTTTATCAATAGGTGATTTAGCTTATGAAGATAAAGATAAATTTCCAAATGGTAAATGGTGTGACGTAGGAGACTATGTTTGTTATGCTAGACATGCAGGTCAAAAACTTTATTATAAAGGTGTACGACTATTATTATTATTTGATGACCAAGTAATGATGAAAGTTGATGACCCTACTAATTTAGATATGACATATAACCTATCAAAATAAGAAGGAGAGTAATATGAAACTAACTAAAAACATTATAAGATTTCGTAACCTTTTAATTAAAATACCAAAGGCTATGAAAGGTATCTATGATGGTTCTGAGAATCGTTGGGGATATAGAAAGATTAACAATGACTAAATTATGTGCAAGGGGGAAAAATGCTGCGAAACGTAAATTTAAAGTTTATCCTAGTGCGTATGCAAATGCGTATGCTTCTAAAATCTGTGCAGGAAAAATTAAAGACCCTAGTGGTAAGAAGCGAAAAGATTGGAAGGGCAGTGCAAAGAGCATGGCAAAAGGTAAAAGAGTGGGTAAGCCACAAGGTAAAATTGCTAAAGGTTGTGGTGCTGTTATGGAGAATAGACGAAAGCGAACTAAGTATACTTAGTGATAAATATAAAAAACAAAAAGGTAAAAGACCTGAAGAGATATAGATGAAAAAGAAAAAAGGTGGTGGACTTAAAAAATGGTTTAAAGAAGATTGGGTAGATATATCTACAGGTAAACCATGTGGAAGAAAATCAGCTAGTAAATCAAAAAGAAAATATCCTGTATGTAGACCAAAGGCAGTTGCTAGTAAAATGACTGCAGGGCAAAAGTCTGCAGCAGTAAAAAGAAAAAGGGCAAAGACTAATGTAGGACCTAAACCAACTTCTATTAGGTACCCTATTAGTGCAAGTGGGCGAAAACAAAAAGTAAAAACAAAAAGGGGATAAATTATGATTGACCCATTTACAGCTTTTGCAGCTTTGAAGGGAGCTACAGAAGCTATATCACAGGGTATTAAAACAGGTAAAGATTTAATGAATATGTCAGGGTCTGTTGCAAAATGGGCAAAGGCAGAAGCAAGTCTTCAAGTTGTGTCAAGTGAAAAACCTAAAGGTTTAAATAAGTTATTTGGTAAACTTACAGGTGCTGAACAAAATGCTATTGATGCACATTTTAGAAAAGAAGAGGCAAAAAGAATTAGAGATGAAATGAGACAAATGTTTTTGTTATATGGTTCACCTGGTCAATGGGAAAGATTACAAAAAGAAATTGCAGTTGAAAGAAAAAGACAAGCAGATTTTTTAAAACAAAAAATAGCTGCAGCAAAAAGAAAAAAGAATATTATTTTATGGACAATTGCTGGAATATTAGGATTGGGTTTTTTAGCAATTGAATTTTATATATTAACCAATCTATAAAGGAGTAATAATGAAAAAATCTAAGATGGGTTATGCTGGTGGCAAAAAAGTTAAGATGGGTTATGCTGGTGGCAAAAAAGTTAAGATGATGAAAGCTGGTGGTGTACCAATTATTAGTGGACCAAAATAAATATGCCTCATCTTATATCCAATATACCTTTTTTTAGGTGTTGGGTAAGGAAGGAGTTTACTCATAATCATCAGTCTTATCATGGGGAATATCTACATGCGTTAGCTATTGCAGTTAATTGTATGCCTGATAGATGTTTAAGTTTTCAAGTTGTATTCACAGGTTGTGAAGCTGAAGAACAAAATTTACATGGTGGTGCTATGTGGGCACGTATGCCAATAACAGGTTTGATAGGTGATATACCATTAGATGAATGGACTCCACCTATTGAAACACATTTTGCTCAACCTTGGGATTGTCCTAGTCATAATCATAGTATTATAGTTATGGATAGAATTAGTTCAAGTCCTTGGATGTGTAAAGTAAATGGTGAATTTTATACTGGTAAATATTATTTTACAGTTGACTTTACTGATAGTGCAGTAGCAGATGACCCTGCACAACATAAACAATCACATGTTTTACATTTAACATCTGGTCCATATAAAGGTGCAATGGTAGCTTTACCTAATAATAGAGTTAGAGTTACAAGTCCTGCAATGTGGTCAGCAGGTGAAGGTGCTCCAGACTTTGTACCTTCTCAATATAAACATACTGCTGAATCTCATGATGACTATATGGATGTAAATAAAACATTTGATAATCTATATAATAAGGATAAATAATGAATGATAAAACATTAAAAGGTGTAATTGCTGGTTTAAAAAAAGCATCAAAAACACATGCAGCACAAGCTAAGAAATTAGAAAAAATGTTAAATAAAAAATAGTGTCTTGTATGTTATACCATATTGTAGTATTATTATAACATTAAACTTTGCGTAATCGTTTGGTTCGCATCAACGGAGATAAAATGGAAGTAGAAAAAAAAGAAGAATGGAGTGACATTGACACTTCACAATCTGAAACTAAAGAAGAAGAAGATAAAGTAGACTTTGAGGTTGAAAAAACTTCTGAAGATAAAGAAGAAAAGGTTGAAGCTGTAGTTGAAGAAAAACCTGTAGCTGAAACTAAAACTGAAACGAAGGAAGATACTCAACCAGAGGAACAACCTGATGAAGCTAAAGACATTGAGTCTGAAAGAGCACAAAAAAGAATACGTCAGTTAGTTCGTCAAAGAAAAGAAAAGGAAGAAGAAGTTGCCAGACTTTTAGCTGATAAACAAGAACT